GATTTGGGTAAGGATATAATACGAAACAATCTAGTACCAAATATACCTGTAAAATGTATTCATTGGTTTCTACGAAATACAATATTTGAAAACGAAGATGAATCAATCGGTGATCCAGTTCCAGCCACCGAGGGGCAGCGACTTTATCAAAACCGCTTCAACTTTTCTTCGGCTCTTGATTTTCAAGGTGAAAATACATTCTTCTATCCACTCATGTCGGAGGCGAGTTTTTTCATAAATGGAAACAAACTTCCAAATGTATCAAAAACAGATCATTCGTATTACAAATATTTAATTCCATTTCAAAAGAGATTGTCTAGACCAATTAGAAATATCTATACATATAGTTTCTCGATAAATCCAGTAAATGTGGAACCATCGGGAAACTTGGACTTTAGTGCGATTCAGTCTGAAAAGACTAATATTGAAGTCAAGATGGATACATCCGTCATTGATATCAATACAGAGACATTTTCATTGCACATGTACTACACAGGTTATCAAACCTTTGTTTTTGACAAAGGGTTTATGTCAATTGCTTATTAAAAAGTTTCTCTTTATTATTACTGATGTAATCAATAATGTTGTTCTTAATACACCATTTGATGAAATTCAATTGAGCCAATGTCGTTTGAATTTCATGAGATGTACACGGAACTGTGTAACCAAACTTTTGTGACCGACAGAATGGATCAAAAAGTTGTTTACTGTAGCCATTGAGACTTGATTTATAGGCACAGTGTACCGTAAATAACTTACCATCCCCAGTTTGATAAGATGTATGATTCTTCTTTGCGTAGTTTGTGATAAACCACTCCAAGTTACGAAGAGAGATGCCACTCGTTTTGTCCAAAATAGTCATTAGTGTAGTTCGATTCTTCTCTTCGTTATAAAAGTTGTTGATGGATGATAGTAGAATGTCGTTCTTGCTCATTACTATACTATGGTATTCAAATCTATAAGCTCCTTTGATGACTCGCACCCCGGACACCCATGCACAAACATCTGATCTGGTCCGTGATTGTGTAGGTTTGAACTCGAGAAAGATCGTTGACATATTCGTTCCCCCTGTGTTTTATGATGACGGCAGTAGCCATTGTACACCGCCCTAAAAGTACACCGATGACCACCCGCCTTTGTTCCCTTGCAAGTTGTACTTGTAAATGTTTCTGGAAGCTCCTTGAGTAAAAGTTCAAGTGGGATTCCGTGCTTTTTTGAAATCTTTTCAGCATACTCATTGAGAATTGCATTTACCCTATCTTCCAATTCATCATCAACAAGCTTTGTGATTTTTTCATTGAGGCTCATTCTTACTTTGTGTTAGCTCGTAATTTTTAAATAGGTCTTCAACGGATTCTTCTTTTTTCATTCTCGCATCCTTAAGGCGTCCTCTCAATATCGGGAGAGTGCCAACCTCTTCCAAACCAAGGCGCTTACATTCGGCAATGAGCTCGTCTTTCTTCATACCACTGAGGGATGGGAGTTTCGGTGGTTTTACTGGTTTGTGTTGATTAATGATTTCACCAAAGATTTCTTCCTTCACATTTTCATACAGTGGATCTAGAAGATCACAGACAGGGTTAAGGAACTTGTTAACAAAATAATAATGATAGTCAACATGTACGCCATGTTCCTCTACATACTTTGGATCTTCGGCTTTTTCATACGCTTTAGCTTTGGGATTTTCCGTTTTTGTGAGCAAATACGGAACACGATCTCCAGATTGCGGTTCAGACCCTGGCTTTCGTTGACGCATCTTCGTGACAACTTGTACATGTGACTGGTTGATATTCACACTCTCAGAACTCGTAACAGATACATTCTTACCCCCAACTTTGTATGTATCTGAGAGACCTTGACTAAGAATAAGCTTTTCATTAGGGACATCCCCCGAAAGGAGCTCAATCGCTCTTTCTTTTGCTAACTCCTTGGGTGGACCAGGGTCACTGGATGTCAGAACTACATCCAAGAGTTCTTTACAAACTTCTCTAACATGGGGTGTATTATCTCTTCGAACAACTTGAAGTCCCTTAATGTCAATGTAGTCCATGTGCATTTTATCATCTTTACCCTTCGTCCAAAGCTTGGCGGCATACCGCTTCTTACTATAGAGGAAATATGGCCAATAAACCTTTTCAAGTTCCAAGTTATTAGGTTTCTTGAAAAGGGCGCTACACTCCTCGGCAGCTTTCTCTCCAACTTCCCAACTGTACGCGATAGCATCCTCCCCCTTGCGATCACCCACGTCGAACTCAACCATCACTGAATCCGTGTCCCCGTATCTCACCTTTGCCCCTGGAAAGTTTGCTTCCACATAGTTCTTTGTTTCCTCAATCATAGAGCGACCTTTACATGTTGTCGTAGAAGCGATTGGGACACACGGTAGAATACCTTTACCAGCTCCAGTAAAACCATAAACGGAGTTCATTGAAATCTTATAGGCTAACTGTTTACCATTGTAGACCTCTTTCATAAAGCCGGTAGCATTAGCCATGTCGCGCTTAGCCTGCTTACGGAACTGCTTAAGCTCGAGAAGAATGCTTGGTAAGAGACTTGGAACATCTTGCGCAAACTTATAAGTGCGATCGGCGACACGGAAGGTTTCATATGTAATCCCAGGTACATTACCGTACTTCTTTTCATCCATGACATAAGACGAATAACACAGATTGTGTGCCATCATGATAGATGGGTACAGTGCTTCAAAATCTAGAGCTGTAATCGGGGTATAATACGCCCCTTTTTGGGCGTCCAAAACTGTAGCGCCTTCGTATGGTTCTTCGGGAATTGCTCCATACCGAATAGTTGGAACCATGAAGCCCAACTCCCGAGCCTTCTTCGTGAGTTGGGAAAACACCTTGATTTGCTGCCCTCGTTCCACAAGGAAATTCGCAGGAACCCAAGTAGCCTTAGCCATCTCAACCAAGTTCAGGAGAGTACAAAGCTTTTTCATGAGTTTGTGTGGGAGGAGGGTATCCTTGATACAATACTCAGCAACTTCCCTCAATTTGACGGGGTCTTCCTCTCTGTAACGAGCGAACATCTCCTTGGGAGCCATATCAATCTTTTGATCTCCAAGGTACAACTTTGATACATTATCCAATTTGTAACTATCAAGTTTGTATCCTTTCTTGATTTCGTGGAACATATCAAAAATGAAGCGACCAGACATTGGAAGAAGCTTCAAAAGATTGTCACCGAGAGCACTTGAAGAAAGTTTTTTAATAACAAGTTCAGACTCTGTATCTTTGAGCTTTCCCAAGTTGAAGAAACTATAGTGACACCCATTGATTTGCGCGCGCTTGTAGATATATTCCATATCAAAGCCAAAAATATTCCACCCAGTAATGACATCTACATCCTTTTTGTGTAGATACTTGTGAAACGCCTCTAACATTTCCTTTTCGGTTGAAAAGCTCAATATATTGGATCCCTCCAGATTGGGATCTGTTTGTTTGTAACAGAGGCATGTTTTATCATATGGTTCATCAGAACCAAACTTACACAGGGAGATTGCAATTTGAAAACAAGCATCTCCGGGGATGTTTGCATCAGGAAACTTACCAGTAGAACTGTTACATTCAATATCAACGGATGCTACAACAAACGGCGCAACATCATCTCTCGCCACTGGTTTGAGAGTAGTCCAATCATTACAGAACAAATCCATATCAACATTTGCGAGGTGTGAACGAATGCATTTATCACCAGTCTCAAGCCATCCGGTGGATTGGATTCCAGTGCGATGCATCAGGCGCAGCACTGGATCAAGATTTGATTCATACACTTTAACATTTCTCACACCAAAAATATTGAAAAGCTCAGGAGTTCTATCAAGAGGTCTTCTTAAAAATGAATCTGTGAGGCGACGAGCTTGAAGATTCTTAAAATTGATTTTCATAAATGGAAACTCCTCATTATTTTGAAATCCCCAAACATCTTTTGATTTGGTAACTGAATATCCAACGAGAGAATCTTTACATTGTTCATCAAGGATGTTGTAAATTCTTTGAATTTTTGCAGTGTCAATGTTAGGTGGAAGTTTAATAAAAAAATAAGGTGTAAATGCTGTTGTCAGACACACTGACTTTCCTTCCTCAGTCTTACCAAAGATACTGATCATGTGCTCGTCATCTGTATCTCTGGACTCCCATGTCAGTGCTTGGAAGGCTACCATTGTGTAATCATCGCCCGAAAATTTTAATATACTTTATTAGTAAAAATGTCAGCTGCTTTGATTGACCTTGTATCTAAAGGTGCCCAGGATGCGTACATCACTGGTCAACCCCAGGTCAGTTTTTTCCGACAAAACTATAAGCGTCACACCAATTTTTCTATGCGACCAGAGCGCGTGGACTACATTGGTACTTTTGGTGCCTCCAACGAAGTCGTCGTTCCACTCAAGTCCAAGGGTGATCTCTTGAGCTATGTGTGGATTGAGGCTGAAGGTATTGCGACACCCGGCGGAAATAACGCCATGTTTGACACCGCGGCGTCCCAACCAACAACTTTCCAATTGTGGATTGGCGGACAAAAGGTGTCTGAACTTGATTCCCTTTTCATTCAGGGTGTGTACAATCCACTTTACAATGAAACATCTGCCAAGGCGGGTATGAGATTCACAACCGAAACAACCCACGCGAACTCAAAGGGTGATCACTTTGTCATTCCATTTTTCTTTGGTGAAGATTGGACCAAGGTTCTCCCACTCGTGGCGCTCCAGTACCACGAAGTTGAACTTCGCATAAAGCTCCAAGATCAATACACTTTGGCGGGTACCCCCAAGATCTACGCGAACTATGTCTACCTTGACACCGATGAGCGTAAATTTTTCACAGAAACTGAACATGAGTTGTTGATTACTCAAACACAATACCAACCAGGATCCCAAGCCGATACTGAGTTTGATCTCACATATTTCAATCACCCAGTGAAGGCTATTCACTTGGTCGCTGGCGACGCGGGTGCTGCCGTGTGGGACGACCACTACACATTCGGAACCGCCTCTTTGTACATTAATGGTACGGCACTTTCCGAGAATATGTCAAATGTCTATCACCACGATGTTGTTCCAGAAATGCACTGCAGCGCCATCGGTGCTGATACTTTGGACGAAGACACCGTCTACACATGGCCATTCTGCTTGAACTTGGCTAAATCTCAACCATCTGGCTCCCTGAACTTCTCCCGAATTGATAACGCGAAGTTGCTTCTTAACAGCGTAACCTCTGCCGATTCATCAAAACCAGCTCGCGTCTATGCGGTCAACTATAATGTTCTTCGTGTGAAGAATGGTATGGCTGGTGTTGCGTTCGGTAACTAATTTTACTTTTAACATAATTACAAAACCTTACATACGATTGGTTTAAAAATATCAATGATATGTAGGATAAGATGGATCTCGTTCCAATCAAACTTATTAAAAATCGCGATGTTCGCGATCGCCTTTTGAGGGTAAAGGGTGAGACGGCTGAGATTGACAAAAACGACTATATTGAGAGTAAGATAAACACAAGTCTCGCGGCGAGGCATCTCATGGCTATTGAAGATGCCGCTGAAATCGCGAAACAACTTCTCCAAAGCCGTGGAGTCTTTGAACAGATTGGGAAAGATATAAAAAAGGAATCCAACTATGACTTCAAGTTTGTGTGTCGTAAAACATCCAACATGACGAAATCCACAAAGAACCGTAAAGGTGTTCAATATCTTCATATAGCACACACATATCCAGGTGGTGACGGACACTATGCCCTCGCGAAGGTCAATCATAGAGAGAAGTCAATTAAATTATTCAATTCCATGGGTGCGGGGCGTACAGAATTCAAGAACGAACTGCGTACGGTATATGGAAATATGTATACCATACGAAATAAACAATCCACAGCCCAACCGACGGGTGGATTTGTGACAACAAATTTGGAAAATTATAAAGATCTTCTTCGCAATACAAACATAAATATAAGAAACACAAAGGTTCTTGAAAAGTCTTTTGAAATTTCACAATATGATGAATTGTCTCAACATCATTTTTGTTACATAGAAGCCTTCATCGCCATGATGCACGATACTCTCGGAACACCCCTCGGTCCAAGAGATCCACGGGATCGTCTCGTATTCATAAAAATGGTGGTGTGGGGACTCATTCATAAATATGTGCCACCCTCAAATAGAAAGACACTCCGATGGAAATACTTTGAAACAAACTTTCCATATTTTTTGAAAATCACAAACACCCGTGGTAACCGATTTAACTTGAATCACATCGCACAAATACCAAAACTTGTGAATGGTATCAATGTTGAAAAGGCTAGAAAAACTTTAGTAAAAATAGAATTTCCCAAAACTATTAATAGCTCGTGGTCTTTGACTCAAATACTAAATTGGGCGGGAAGCAATTAAATGTGTGTATATTGTAAATGATTCCAGCTATTATCGTCGGAACTCTCGCAGCCGCCGCAGCGTACACCTTCACGGGTGATAATCTCGTGAGTTCCAAGGAAGCTAAGAAGTTGATTCGCTCAGGAAAGATAAAGAAAGT